TATGGCGTGGCTGGCGCAGGCGCACGCGCACCAGATCGAGCCGGAGGGGAACTGGCGCACGTGGCTGCTGCTTGCCGGCCGTGGCGCTGGCAAGACCAAATGCGCGGCGGAGTGGGCTTGGTGGGAAGGCTGGCGCGATCCGGGGTCGCGAACGCTGGTCACGGCCCCGACGCTGGGCGACATCCGCGACACCTGCTTCGAGGGCGAGAGCGGCTTGCTGAACTGCATACCGCACCAGTTGATCAAGGATCACAACCGCTCGCTGTCCGAGATTGTGCTGGTCAACGGTTCGCTGATCAAGGGCATTCCCGCGTCAGAGCCTGAGCGCTTTCGCGGCGGCCAGTGGCACCGCGTGTGGGCCGACGAGCTGGCGGCGTGGACGTATGACGAGGACGCTTGGCAGATGATCATGTTCGCCCTGCGCCTCGGCAAGAACCCGCGCATAGTCGCGACCACAACGCCTAAGCCCAAGCAATTGATCCGGCAGTTGGTCGCCAGAGACGGCAAGGATGTGACTGTCACCCGCGCCACCAGTATGGCGAACATGGCCAACCTCGCGCCAACCTTCCGTGACCAGATCATGGCGATGGAAGGCACAGTCATCTATCGTCAAGAGGCGTTGGGAGAATTGGTGGATCCTGAGGAGGCCGGAATTGTTAAGCGATCGCAGTTCCGCCTGTGGCCGCACGACAAGCCGCTGCCCCGCTTCGACCTCGTCGTCATGTCGCTCGACACGGCCTTCACCGAGAAGACCATGGACAAACGGAGCGGCGACCCAGACCCGACGGCGTGCAGCGTCTGGGGCGTGTTCTTCCACGAGAAGCGCAACAACGTGATGTTGTTGGACTGCTGGGAGGAGCACTTGGGGCTCCCGGATCTTATCCGCAAGGTTCGTCGGGAGCTGAACGTTTCATACGGGGACGATGACGACACGGCGCTGATCAAGCCGCTGTTCGGCAGCGGAAAGCCCACCACGTCCGGCCGCAAGCCGGACATCTTGCTGATCGAAGACAAGGGCTCAGGCATCAGCCTGCGCCAGATGCTGGAGCGTGAGGGCATCGAGGCCTACGCCTACAACCCCGGCCGCGCCGACAAGCTCACCCGCCTGCACATCGTCTCGCCGATCTTCGCACGCAAGATGGTCTGGCTGCCCGAGAGCAGCAAACACCCCGGCCGGCCGCGCAACTGGGTCGATCCGCTGCTGCACCAACTGTGCTCGTACACCGGGCCGGGCAGCATCAAGCACGACGACTACGTGGACAGTACTTCGCAGGCGCTCAGGCTGATGATGGACAAACGCCTACTGGATGCTGTACAAGCCAAAAAAGATGAACCTGTTGGGCCTCCGCCCAAGCCGGTTAGCAATCCGTACGCTGTCTAAGGAGCGGGCATGGAAGACGATGACGATCTGCCCGAGACCGAAGTGGTCGATCTGGGCGAGGCCGACGACGAGGACGTGATCGACACGCCCGACGGCGGTGCCATCGTCCGGCTGGATGACGATGACGACATGGAGCCCCGCTCCGATGACTTCCTCGCCAACCTCGCCGAGGAGATGCCCGAGAGCGAGCTGCAGACGCTGGCGCAGTCGTACCTCGACCTGATCGGCAAAGACAAGGAAGCGCGCAAGAAGCGCGACGAGCAGTACGAGGAGGGCCTGCGCCGCACCGGTCTGGGCGACGACGCGCCCGGCGGCGCGCAGTTCAACGGCGCGACCAAGGTCGTCCACCCGATGCTGACCGAGGCGTGCGTGGACTTCGCCGCCCGCGCCATCAAGGAGCTGTTCCCGCCGCAGGGGCCGGTCAAGGACATGATCCCCGGCGAGGTGACGGCCGACAAGGTCAAGAAGGCCAAGCGCAAGACCACCTTCATGAACTGGCAGCTCACCGTCCAGTCCAGCGAGTTCCGCGCCGAGCTGGAGCAGCTCCTGACGCAGGTGCCGCTGGGCGGCGCGCAGTACATGAAGGTGACGTGGAAGGAAGACCGCAACCGGCCTGAGTTCCTGTTCGTCGCGATCGACGACCTGTACCTGCCGTTTGCTGCAACCAACTTCTACACGGCGCAGCGCAAGACGCACGTGCAATATCTTACGGCCGTGGACTACCAGCGCCGCGTCAAGAGCGGCATGTACCGCGACGTGGATCTCGGCCCGGTCAGTATGGAGCCCGACTACAGCGTCGCCGAGAAGGCGAACAACAAGATCGAGGGCCGCGAGGAGACCAGCTACAACGAGGACGGCCTCCGCACCGTCTACGAGGTGTACACCATCGCCGCGATTGAGGGCGACGAGGCGCTGCCGTACATCATCAGCATCGACAAGCCGAGCGGCAAGGTGCTCAGCATCTACCGCAACTGGGACGAGCTGGACGAGGCGCAGGAAGAGCTGCAGTGGTTCGTCGAGTTCCCCTTCGTGCCGTGGCGCGGCGCGTACCCGATCGGCCTGCCGCACATGGTCGGCGGTCTGGCGGCCGCCGCGACGGGCGCACTGCGCGCCCTGCTCGACAGCGCGCACATCAGCAACAGCCAGACCATGCTCAAGCTCAAGGGCGGCAGCAAGGGCGGGCAGAGCCTCGAGATCCAGCCGACGCAGGTGATGGAGATCGAGGGCGGCATGGCGGCGGACGACATCCGCAAGCTGATCATGCCGCTGCCCTACAACCAGCCGTCGCCGGTGCTGTTCTCGCTGCTGGGCTTCTTGGTCGATGCGGGCAAGGGCGTCATCCGCACCAGCATGGAGGACATCGCCGACGGCAACGCCAACGCGCCGGTCGGCACGACGCTCGCCAAGATCGAGCAGGGCATGGTCGTGTTCAGCGCCATCCACGCCCGCCTGCACAACTCGATGCAGAAGCTGCTGTCGATCCTGCACCGCCTCAACGCCATGTACCTCGACGACGAGGAGACGGACGCCGAGCTGGGCGAGGAGCTGGCCACGCGCGCCGACTTCGAAGGCCCGCTCGACGTGGTGCCGGTCAGCGACCCGAACATCTTCAGCGAGGCGCAGCGCTTCGCGCAGGTGCAGGCGGTGGCACAGCGCGCGGCCGCGCTGCCGCAGTTGTACAACCTGCGGAAGGTCGAGGAGCGCATCCTTGACACGCTCAAGATCCCCAACGCCAAGGAGCTGTTGAACCCGGCGGTGGAGCCCAAGGAGCGCAACGCGGTCAACGAGAACGTGGCGGCGACCATGGGCCAGCCGATCGTGGTCTTCCCCGAGCAGGATCACATCGCCCACCTCAAGACGCACTTGGCGTACATGCTCTCGCCCGCGCTGGGCATGAACCCGCTGATCGCGCCGACGTACCTGCCGATGATCCTGAACCACATCCGGGATCACCTCGCGTCGTGGTACGCCTACAGCGTGTTCGAGCTGGGCACCGAGGCGACGGGCGAGGACATCGGCGACGTGCTGAAGGCGATCAAGGATCCCGACGACAAGCGCGCATTCGACGCCATGCTGGCCGAGGCTTCGCAGACGGTGGTGCAGCAGGCCGGCAACGTGTTCGCGTCGCTGCCGCCCGTCATCCAGCAGGCGCAGCAGGTCATGCAGTCTCTCGCGCCGCAGCCGCCCATGGATCCGAACACGCAGGCGGCCATGGAGCAGCTCAAGCTGCAGGCGCAGCAGATCCAGCAGCGCGCCCAGTCCGACGCGCAGCGCATGCAGCTCGATGCAGCGAAGACGCAGCAGCAGGCCCAGACTGATCAGGCCAAGCTGCAGCTCGACGCGGCCAAGACGCAGCAGCAGGCCCAGAACGATCAGGCCAAGCTGCAGATGGAGCAGGCCAAGCTGCAGCTCGACGCGCAGCAGGCGCAGGCACGCCTCGCCTCCGCCCAGCAGATCGAGCAGATCGAGAACCAGCGCAAGCTGTCCGAGATGCAGGTGCGTCAGGCGATGAACACGCAGGACAACCTGACGGCCATGGAGCTGGCCAAGCTCGAAGTCGAGACGGGTGAGCGCTTCGGCGTCAGCACCGGCACCGGCATCAACCCGTAACGAGGAGACTGAAATGAACGACACCAAGGGCAAGCCGGTCGGTAAGGACGGCGTCAAGATGCACAAGCGTCTGGCAATGGGCGAAGCCGTCGAGACCGGTGCCGGCAAGGGCGCGATGGGCGGCAAGAACTCGCCGAAGACGCCTGCATGAGAATTGAGGTTCTGCTGCAGCGTCTGGAGCAATCGCAGGCCGATCTGGCACGCGATGCGCTGGAGCAGCCTCAAGGCCGCGACCTCTTCGAGTACGGAAAGGTTGTCGGCATTTACGCTGGTCTCGAGCTGGCCAAGACCGTGTTGATCGACATGGTCGCGGAGAAAGAGCGAAAAGACCGTAATCTCTAACCACTTGAGCGGAGGAGCACCCGTGCAAGAATATGTTCTGAACAAGGTACAGTTTGCGTATGGCAGCATCGACGAGGCCTTCCCGGCCGTCGATCCGGGCGTGAAGCCCTTTGGCAGCCGCGTGCTGTGCCAGATCCGTCTGGCTAAGAAGAAGACGAAGGGCGGCATCATCCTCACCGGCGACACCAAGGACACCGAAACGTGGAACACGCAGGTGGCCCGCGTCGTGGCCGTCGGTGATCTCGCCTTCAAGAACCGCAACACGCAAGAGCCGTGGCCAGAGGGCTCGTGGGCTACGCCGGGGGACTTCGTCCGCGTCCCCAAATACGGCGGTGACAAGTGGACGGTCAAAATCGACGACGATCAGGAAGTGATCTTCGTTATCCTCAACGATCTGGATCTGATCGGCTTAGTCACGGGCGACCCGCTCGCGATGAAGGCGTTCGTCTGATCCATAAGGCTGAAAGGAGCCGATCATGGCTGATACAGTAGACGAAAAGGACGACGAGATCGTCGTCATCGAGACCGACGGCACCGAACAGGTTGAGCAGCCCGAGGTGCAGGACGACGAGGACGATGATGACGACGACAGTCGCATGGGCACGTCCGAGGACGACTCCGAGGACGAGATCGTCGACAAGACGAAGAAGAACCGCGATAGCCGCGTCAAGCGGCGCCAACTGCAGAAGGTGGCCAAGGAGCGCTCGCAGCAGGAGCTGGCCTATCTGCGCGAGCAGAACGCCGAACTCATGCGCCGCATGGCTGCGGTCGAGGGCAACACGCTGACGCAGAACGCGGCCGGCGTGCAGCAGCAACTGCAGCAGGCACTGGCGGAGGCCCGGCAGGCCGAGCAGATCATGGCCCGCGCGATCGAGGCCGGCAACGGTGAGGACGCCGCGACCGCGCTCCGCATCCGCGACGAGGCCAAGGAGCGCGCCGCGCAGCTTTCCGCGTACAAGGATCGCTTCGAGGCCGCCGCCAAGGAGGCGACCACGCCGCGCGCCGACCCGCGCGTGACGAACTACGCGCAGCAGTGGCTGTCAGCCAACTCGTGGTACGACCCGCAGGGCCGCGACGAGGACAGCGCCATCACCAAGGCGATCGACAACGCTCTGGCGCGCGAGGGTTGGAACCCCGCGAGCGAGGAGTATTGGCACGAGCTGACGCGCCGCGTGGCCAACCGCATCGGTGATGGGGACGAGGCACCTGCGCGCACCGCCAAACGCAAGGCTCCGCCGACCGGCAGCGGCCGCGAATACGCACCGCCGAGCACCAAGAACGAAGTAGTAGTGACACCCGAGCGCAAACAGGCTATGTTAGACGCTGGTGTTTGGGACGACCCTGTCGCTCGCAAGCGCTACCTGAAGGCGTATCAGGACTACGACCGCAACACAGCTCGCTGAAAAGGAGAGAGCTAAATGTCTGAAGAACGTATGGATGATCGCCTGAAGAAGGAACTGGGTGTTAGTCGGCAACCCCGAGAGACGCAGGATCGGCGCACGACGCAGAACCGCGAAATCTCGGAAGATGACCGGCTCGCGATGTTCCGAATGCAGTTGTACAACGATGCTCTACCCAACATTCCAGATATCCCCGGATATCATGTGTGCTGGCTGACGACGACGAACAATGGCGACACGATCCAACACCGCCTGCGTCTGGGCTACGAACTCATCCGTGCCGAGGACGTTCCGGGGATGGAACTGGTCACCATGAAGACCGGCGAATATGTCGGCTGCGTCGCCGTCAAGGAAATGATCGCGGCTAAGCTGCCCTTGTCCCTGTATTACAGGTACATGCAGGAAGCTCACCACGACGCACCCATGCGGGAGGAGAACAAGCTCGAGGAAACCGCGCAGATGATGCGCGAGCAAGCCGAGCGTTCTGGCGGTCGTCTCGTCGTGGACGAGGACGACATGCGGGGAGGGTATGGTTCAAACCCGGCAAAGGGCCTTTTCGCCTGATGCCAACCGAAACCCTTTTGTAAGGAAACAGGCTCATGTCTGCCACGGTTAACGCACCGTTCGGTCTGCGCCCGTCGTACTCGCCCAGTGGTGTGATCCGTCCCACCGCCTTCACGATTGCGTCGGGTTATGCCCAGAACCTCTTCCAGAACCAGCCCGTACGTATCGCCCCCACCACCACCGGTGGCGAAACTGAAGGCAACCTTGTCGCCGCCGCTGTTGGTGCCGCCTTCATCGGCGTCTTTCAGGGCGTCGAGTTCACCGATGGCGAAGGTCGCCGCCGCGTGTCCAACCGCTGGTTGGCCTCGACGGTTGCCACCGAGATCACGGCGTACGCCACGCTTGACCCGACCATCTTCTACGAAATCCAGAGCAACGCCGCTCTGACCGTGGCAGATATCGGCAAGCAGTACGACCTGTCTGCCATCTCGGGCAACACCACTACCGGCCTGAGCACTCAGGCTCTGGACGTTGCCTCCGCCGCCGCCAATGCTTCTGTCCGTCTCGTCGGCATCACGCCCGGCCCGGACAACGCCTTCGGCGACACCTATGTCATCGCGCAGGTTCAGATCAGCGAACATCAGTTCGTTGCTGACAAAGCTGCCATCTAATTAGGAGGGCTTGAACAATGGCTACGCCTATGCGTTCAACCGACTTTCGTTCAATCGTCGAACCGATCCTGAACGAAGAGTTCAATGGCATCTATGACCAGCGCGCGGACGAGTGGTCACAGGTCTTCAAGGAGTTCAAGGGCATCCCCCGGAACTACCATGAAGAGCCTGTCCTGTACGGCTTCGGGGCTGCCCCGGAACTGCCGGACGGCATGCCGGTCACCTACCAGTCGGGCGGCGTGCTGTTCATCCAGCGCTACGTCTATCGCGTCTACGGTCTGGCCTTCGCCCTGACCAAGGTGCTGGTGGAAGACGGCGACCACATCCGTATCGGTCAGACCTATGCGCGTCACCTCGCGCAGTCGCTGATCGAGACGAAGGAAACGCTGGGTGCCAACGTCCTGAACCGCGCCTTCAACGGCTCGTATCCGGGCGGCGACGGCGTGTCGCTGGTGGCCAACAACCACCCGACCGCCAATGGCACGTTCAGCAACCAGCTCAACGTGGCTGCGGCTCTGTCGCAGACCTCGCTGGAGCAGTTGCTGATCCAAATCCGCAACGCTGTTGACAACAACGGCAAGCGTATCCGCCTGACGCCGAAGAAGATCGTCACTGGGCCGTCCAACGTGTTCCAAGCCGAAGTGCTGCTGAAGAGCGTACTGCGTGCCGGCACTGCGGATAATGATATTAACCCAGTGAAATCTTTGGGTCTTTTGACCGAAGGTCAGGCCAACCTGTCGCGTATCACCTCCAACACGGCCTTCTGGGTCGAGACCGACGCGCCGGAAGGCCTCAAGCTCGCGATGCGTCGCGGCCTTGAGAAGTCGATGGAAGGTGACTTCGAAACCGACAGCATGCGCTACAAGGCCACCGAGCGTTATGCGTTCGGGTGGACGGACCCCCGTGGCGTTTTTGGAACTCCGGGTATCTGATAAGCACTTAAAAAGCAACGCTTTTTAGGCACTTGCAAAACGTCTCCTCCGGTATTAGGCCACAAACCTAACTACCGGAGGAGATTTTTTTTTATGCCTTGCCAGATTGACGGCTGCACCCGCCCGCACAAGGCGCGCGGTCTTTGCCAGACGCACTATGCCCAGCGCCTGCGGGGCTCAGACTTTTCACCCATCCGCAGCCGCGTCCGCGAAAAGCCGGTCGAATGTACGGAGGAAGACTGCGCCGAACCCGTGAAGTCCAAGGGGTTGTGCAAGATGCACTACCAGCGGTTTTTGCGACACGGTCACACCATGTATCGCAACCGCAAGAAGCCCGCGAAACAGTGCGGGATCGACGGCTGTGACAGCGTTCTGTACGCCAAAGACCTGTGCCACGCCCACTACATCAAGCAGCGCAAGTGGCAGGCGGCTGGCGTTGACGCCACCCGGTATCAGGAGATGCTGCGCGAGCAGGGCGGCGTCTGCGCCATCTGCGCCCAGCCTGAGCGCGCACCAGACAAGGCGTCAGGCAAGACGAAGGATCTCGCCATCGACCACGACCACGTCACAGGCGCGATCCGCGCCCTGCTTTGCTCGAACTGCAATCGTGGTCTGGGCCTCTTTAACGATGACGAGGGGCTACTAGCCAAGGCACAAACGTATGTGCTATATCATAGACAATCTGGGCAAACCCCAGCTTGTCAGACCGGCCCAGCGGACGATGCACAGACTGACAGGCGACTTGTGCATAAGGACTGATCATGGCTTCGACCACATTCTCCGGGCCGGTCACCTCGACCAACGGCTTCATCGGCAATTTCACCGGCAACATCACCGGCGACGTCACCGGCGACGTTACTGGCGACCTGACCGGCCGCGTATTTGGCACTGTCGGCACCCGCTCGGGCGCTGGCGCGGTGCCGATCACCTCGGGCACCGTCCGCCTGACCACCACCGCCGCCGACGCCCTGACGCTGGCCAACGGCGCGAACGGCCAGCTCCTGACCATCGTGATGGTCGTTGACGGTGGCGACGGCACCCTGACGCCGACCACGAAGACCGGCTACACCACGATCACCTTTGGTGATGTGGGCGACAGCGTGACGCTCCAGTATTTCACCACGCTGGGCTGGATGATCGTCAGCAACTACGGCGCAACAATCGCGTAATTGGCACGAGAGCAGGCCGGGCGAATGGAAGTGCGCTCGGCCTGCTCTCTAGCATAGAAGGACACGCCCATGCGCCAGATCGTTCTGACCCAGACGGGAGCCGGCAACGGCACGACCGCGCCCCTCGACATCCACGGCCGGCCGGACATTTCACTGCAGGTCGTCGTCACCGGCACCGTGAACTGGACGGTGCAGCAGACCCTCGACAACCCGCAGACCGTCACCTCTCCGACGTGGTTTAGCCACCCGGACGCCAACATGGTCTCCCAGACCGTGAACCGGCAGGGCAACTACGCCTACGTGCCGGCGGCTGTCCGCGTTGTCGTCAACAGCGGCGCAGGCAGCGCCACGCTGACCATCATCCAGTCCGGCGACAACAGGGCGTAAGGGTGAGCACCGGCCTCTACAGCGGCGTCTCCGGCCTCGCGCTCGGCACCGGCCTGTACAAGGGCGCGCAGGGGCTGTGGGGCGGATCGAGTGGCCTGATCGATCAGTTCGGCGCGTCGCTGTCGCTGAACTTCCTAGCCGGCGCGCCGCTGGACAGCCGCATCACGTTCAGCCGCACGACGAACGCCACGCTGGTCGATAGCACCGGGCGGGTGACCTACGCGCCGAACAATCTGGTGCTGCGGTCGGAAGAGTTCGATAACGCGGCGTGGACGAAGACGCGCTCCAGCATCACGGCTAACGCTACAACCTCGCCCGATGGTACAGCGAACGCGGATAGATTTGTCATAGACACTACGGCGGCAACCAACCATGCAGTTGGTCAGTCTGCTTCAGTAACCAGCGGGACAACTTACGCGCTCACCGTGTTTGCTAAAGCCGATCAGTTTAGCCAAATCAATTTGCGATTTTCGGCTCAATTTCCAGCCGGAAACGTTTATTACGACCTAAATAACGGAACTATTTCTTCCGCAGGGTCTGTTGTTTCGGCTTCTATGACCTCGTTTGGCAACGGCTGGTGGCGGTGCGTACTTGTGATGACTGCCAACGCAACCGGCGCGGCGGCAGGCCAAATCTTTCTTGCTCAAGGCAATTCGATCACCATAGCGACGGCTGACGGCACCAGCGGCCTGTTCATCTGGGGCGCGCAACTTGAAGCCGTCACCTACCAGACGCTGCCCTCGACGTATGTGCAGACGGTCGCCTCGGCCTACTACGGCCCGCGCTTTGACTACGATCCCGTCACGCTGGCTCCGCGCGGCCTGCTGATTGAGGAGCAGCGGGTGAACTTGGCTCTGTATTCGGCGGAATTTGATAACGCGGGTTGGGCTAAAGATAATGCCACGATAACAGCCAATGCCGCCGTGGCACCTGACGGCACGACCACCGCAGATAAAGCTATACCAAGCAATGGTGTAGATTTGACGTCTATTGCTAATGGTACAGTTCGACAAGCTGTGACTTATTCTGCTGGGGCAACTTTAACATTCAGTGTATTTGCAAAAGAAGCAGAGTTTGACCGTATTGAGTTGTATTTCTCAGAAGCAACTGGAACGGCTAACCGCGCAACTGTTACGTATTCATTGGTTGATGGTTCTGTTGTTACGGCTGCGGCTGTTGCAGGTACGTTTACAAGCGTATCCTCGACATCAACTTCTTTTGGCAATGGCTGGTATAGATTTACGCTGACATTTACCACTGGAAGTGGCACAACGGCACGAGCAAGGTTTGCCGTCAGGGACTCAGGAACCACAATAGGAGATGGAACGTCTGGCATCCTGATCTGGGGCGCGCAACTTGAAGCTGGCGCGTTCGCCACCAGCTACATCCCCACCGTGGCCTCCACGGTCACACGCGCGTCTGACACACCCACAATAACCGGCGCAAACTTTGCAAGTTGGTACAACGCCAGTGAGGGATCTATTGTCGTTAGCGCCGATAGCTTTCGTGGAACGGCGGGAACTGCCCGTACTTTCCAATTTGATGATAGCACCGCCGACAACAACATCCGCGCCGCAGGGCAAAGCACCCTTCAAGTTGTTGACGCCACAGTTACTCAAGCCAGCCTTAGCCCGACACCTTTGATTTCCTTTGATGGCACGGTGTTTAAGTTTGCATCAGCCTATAAGGCAAACGATTTTGCCAGTGTCACAACAGGCGCTGTCGCAACGGATACCAGCGGAACCGTTCCTACGGTAACGCAACTAGCCCTTGGTCGTGGGGTCGGCGGAACAATTCTTAACGGACACCTTCGCACGTTCACCTACTACCCGCAGCGCCTCGCCAACGAGCAGCTACAGGCGCTCTCAGCATGATCGACCTCTACCTCTGCGCACCGACCGAAGCCGACATGACCGCCGCGCTGCTGGCGGCTGGCGTTATCAACGACGAGGGCCTCCCTGTGGCCGGCGTCACCCTCGATCACATTGGCGAGATCGAGGGCGCTACTGGCTGGCACACCAACCTGCGTCTGGTGGAAGATATCGACACCTCGGCGCTTCTCGGCTACATCATAGACACCCCGGCCACGCCGTACCGGGTCTGGGCATAAGGGCAGGCGCGCATGGCTAACGTCAAGATTACCGATCTTCTCGCCGCTACTGTTCCGCTGGCCGGCACCGAGCTGTTCGAGACGGTACAGACCAGCGCCAGCAAGAAGGTGACGGCGGCCCAGATCGCCGCCACCTACTCCACCAGCGCGAGCAACGTGCTGCCCGTGGCCAACGGCGGCACCGGCCGTACGGTCGGAAGCTACTCGGTCTTCTCGCTGGAAATCCACGTCAGCAAGGACGGGAACGACACGACGGGTGACGGCACGCTGATCAACCCGGTTCTGACGATCGTCAAGGCGTTGACCTTGGTGAGCGCGGGCCGGAACACGGTGCTTGTGCACCCCGGCACGTACACCGAGAGCCCGACGGTGAGCTCGGCCAACGTGACGATCGCCACGACCGAGCTGACGGGCGCGAACACCCAGATCAACGGGACGCTTACCCTGTCCGCAGCGGCCCGCGTGTCCGGCCTGAAGATGAACAACCTGACCATCACGGGCAGCGGCAACACGTACATCTCGAACTGCACCGTTGACACGCGGGTCATCAAGTCCGGCTCGAACTACGTCGAGATCATCGACAGCGAGCTGCAGTGCACCTTGGGCGTGCAGATTTCGGGCACCGGAACGGTCTCCATCGTCGGGAACAAGTGCTGGGCGGTGGCCGTGTCCAACGCCGGCGCTACCGTCTTGGTCAAGGACTGCTTCCAAGTCATCAACCCCAGCGTCACCGCCGGGACTTTGAACTTCGACGGCTGCGCCATCTTCGCGGCGAGTCCGGCGACCAACGCCGTGACATCGAGCGTCGGCACCTTCGTCACGCTGGCGAACAGCTTCGTCCTGAACTCCGCCGCGAATAACCCGGAGCGCGTGAGCTTGGGCGGGGCGTACAGCATTCTGAACCTCGTCTACGACAAGACCAACTCGACCTTCACCGGCACCAACCTGAACGCCGTTGACTATTTCAGCGTCGTCAATGCCGACACGGTGGTGTCAACGGCGGCGACCGTGGGCACCCTGACGCTGACGAACGACCTGACCGTGGCCAATGGCGGCACGGGCGCGTCCACGCTCACGGGCTACGTCAAGGGCACGGGCACGACGCCAATGACGGCGGCCGCCACGATCCCATTCGCGGACATGGACGGGCGCGCGTACATTTCGTCGTTCAGCACCGCAGACCAAACCGGCAGCGTGTCTGCCGCCACGGCCGTTACATTCACCGACGGTTTGACCGGCACCGGGATCACCATCGCCGGCAGTCAGATCACGTTTGCGGCGGCGGGCACGTACATGCTCGCGCCGAGTTTCCAGTTCAAAAACACAGATACCAACAATCACGACGCGACGTTCTGGTTCAGGAAGAGCGGCACCAACATCGCCAATTCTGCCAGCATCGTGAACATTCCCAAGGCCGCCGATGGCGGCGCGACATTCGCTCAGATCGTCTTCTTTGAGACCGTGACGGCAGGCCAGAATATCGAGATCATGTGGCTGCCTGAGAACGCGGCGGTGACAATCGATGCCCTCCCGGCGGGCGCGATTGCTCCGGCGGTTCCGTCCGTCATCCTTGTAGCGCAGAGGATTGCCTGATGCCCGGCGGCTTCGCCTTCGATCTCAACGCAATGCGGGCGCGGGACGAGATCAACGACGCCCTGAGCGTGTCTCAGCGGCCGAATGTGGGCCAGATGCCGGCGGATCCGAGCCTTCTGCAGCGCTTGTCACAGCGCGTGAACGTGCAGGCCACGCCGCAGATGCAGCAAATGAACGTAAATGCGCCTCTGGGCGGCGGTTTTAGCGCCAATCTGGGCGTCAATCGCATGGGGGCGCAGCCAAACATGCCCGCGATGCGGCCGCAGGTGACAAATATGGGCGTCGGGTACCAATCTCCCGGCTTTTCGGCCGATGTCGGCTACAATCCGGCGCAGCGCGGCATCAGCGCGGGTGTTCGACTGCCTTTCAAGAAGGGCGGACACGTCAAAAGTGACGATTTCGCCGTAAAACGCGACGAATACGCCTCCGGGGGCGGCGCGTGGACGCGGAAAGAGGGCAAGAACCCCGAGGGCGGCCTCAATGCCAAGGGCCGCGCCTCGCTGAAGGCGCAGGGGCAGGACATCAAGCCGCCCGTGAGCGCGAAACAGGCCAAGAAGTCACCCAAGGCGGCCGCGCGGCGCAAGAGCTTCTGCGCCCGGATGGGTGGCATGGAAGGCCCGATGAAGGACGACAACGGCAAGCCGACGCGCAAGGCGCTGGCGCTGCGGAAGTGGGACTGCTGACATGAGCGATTTTGCGGTGAAGCCCGTGTGGGACAAAAAGCGGCCCAAGGATCTGGGCGAGCCGAAGAGCCTGTCGGTCAAGAAGAAGAAGTCCGCGAAGGCGCGAGCGGCTGCGGCCGGCCGTCCCTACCCCAACCTCGTCGACAACATGGCAGCAGCTCGCAAGAAAGGTAAGTGACATGAAGGGCTTCAAAGACAGCACCAAAGTGCAGTACATGGGCGGCGGCATGGTCGGCGGCTACGCCAAGGGCGGCATGGCCAAGGGCGAAGCCAAAGTCGGCAAAGTCATGGGCGAGTTCAAAAAGGGCGAGCTGCACAGCGGCTCGAAGGAAGGCCCGAAGGTCAAGAACCCGAAGCAGGCTGTCGCCATCGCCATGAGCGAGGCGCGCAAGGCCGGCATGAAGGCCCCGATGAAGAAGGGCAACGGCGGTGACGTGAAGATGCCGTCACCCGCCGAGAGCGCAGCCAGCAGCGAACGCATCAGAATGCAGGAGGAGGCCGCCATGGCCGCGCAGGAAGCCCGTAAGATGCGCGAGATGAAGAAGCGCGTGCCGGCCACGCGCCGCGAGCCGATGCTGCCCTCGCCCGCCGAGAGCGAAGCCAGTGCCCGCCGTTTGCCGCCAGAACTGACGCCGGCTCAAATGCGCGAGATGCTGCGCCGCAAACAGGGCGGCCTCGCCGCCATGCCGAAATGTAAGTGAACGCCGCCCGGTTTCGTGGTAGGGCAGTGATCAGGACAGGAGTGTAGACCATGGCAAACGCATTGTACCCGAAGTGGAAGGAGCAACTGCTCCAGTTCACTGCCAACAACAACCTGAGCGCAGGGACGGTGAAGGTCGCCTTGGTCACGGCCGGCTACACCTACTCGTCGGCGAACCAGTTCTACAGCAGCGTCAGCGCCTCGGTGGTTGGCACTCCGCAGACGATCGGCTCGAAGACGTTCACCGACGGCGTGTTCGACGGCGGCAATGTCACCTTCACGGCCGTCACGGGCTCGCAGGTGGTGTCTCTGGTGCTCTACATCGACACGGGCAGCGCGGCCACGTCTCCGCTGGTGGCCTTCCTCGACACGGGCGTGACCAACCTGCCCGTGACCCCGAACGGCGGCGACATCACCATCACGTGGAACGCCTCGGGCATTTTCGCTCTCTAACTGAGGGGGCGCACGGCCCGTGCCTACACTCTACCTCGACCAAGACGGCGGCAATGACAACCACGGGGGCACTAGCTTCGCGGTGTTGGCTTCGGCTGCGGACGGCGCGCTTACCACTCTCGGCGCGTTTACGAGCGCAAGTGCCTCGTTCCCCAACGACGGGTCGCTTATCGGCCAGTATCTGACGATCTTTAACGGCACGATTTACGCCGCGTACCGTATCACCGCGTGGGTCTCCGCGACTGCCCTGACGGTTGCTGTAATTGGCCTCGGCACCCCACTGTCAACGCAGGCAGCGCGACAGTACTTCATCGGAGGTCGGTGGCAGACGATCAGCAATGGCGCGTCGTCTCTGCGTGTTTTGGCGGGTGATACCATCAGGATCATGGCCTCGCCTGATCCGACAAGCATTGGCAATGCAACTTGGACGGGTGGCGGGCGTCCTGCTAGCCCCGCAGGGTCTCCGTCGTCTACAAATACCACACCCATCGTCGTTACGTTCGCCGCGCACGGATTGGTGACAGGCGACTATGTGTCGTTGACGGGTCAAGCTGGCAACACCAACGCCATCGGCGTCTGGATGGTCGGCACCACGACAGCTAACACATTTCAAATTCTTAACATGGACGGCAGTAACACCACGGGTAACGCCGTTGGCCCCGCAAGTGGCGGTATTACCAAAGTCAACAACTGCATGGTCAAGACAGCAACGCCGCTAGTGAAGAACATCGCTCTGTGCGGCGGGCGTGGCGAAAAACCTGCGTGGACGGCGAGTGCAAACGTCACGGCACAGCAGACTACAGCAGGCTGGAAAGAGGGCAATTCCTGCGCCAGCATCAATCTCGCGACCGCGTTCACCACAGGCAAAGCCGCATACTACACACTGCCGGCTACGCTCGACCTTTCTGCCTACCAACAAGTGACGTTTTGGGTGCAGCAGGGTATCGGAACAACCGCCACCGCTGGACAAGTTTATGTGGCGCTTTGCACCGACACCATTGGCGATACGGTGGCGCATCAGTGCAACATTCCTGCACTTGGCGCAAACAACGTATGGGTGCCGGTGACGGTAAATCTTGGCACTAACTTAAACGCGGCTATCCGTTCGGTGGCGTTTTACGTTGTTACTGACGTTGGCACGCAACAATTTTCACTGGACAACATCGTGGCCTGCAAAGCCGCATCATCCGCCGACAGCGTGACGCTTAACTCGCTGATCTCCAAATCTGACGGTACGGGCGATGAGGCGTGGTACGCCATTCAGAGCATCAACAACGATGTCATCATGTTGGCCAACGCCAATGGTAATACTAGTCAAACCACCAACATACGGGGCTACAACGGCACCTCTGAGACGGTGACGACCTACAAGCGCGAGACGACAAAAACCACGCCCGCTGCTAGTGTTGGCGCAATTGCGGCGGTTGTCAACAATAACGGCACCAGCGGCAACCTCATCACTTACAGTGGCGGTTGGGATCGCACCAACATGTCCACGCAGACCGGCGTAACGTGGTATGACGGCATCAACGGCAACGGTATTGGTATCCAATTTGGCAACCGCTCATTCAATCAGATCGACCGATTGAACTTCTGCCGGTACAATAATGGTATTCAGTTTACTTCAGTTACAGCCGATATAACTATCGGCTCTACTTACCTGACGGCTTGTTCCAGTCAAGGTATTGAGTTTGGAACGGCGAGTCGCACCAATTCCTCGGTGGCATCCATATGGGCAAATAACAACGGGGGTACAGGTATACTTCTTTCCGGCACAGGATCAGTTATTACTACCGCTAAGCTGGTGTCTAATAACACAAGTAACGGCGTGAGTTTTGACGGCTCGCGATATAACACAATCGGTTCTTTAATCAGCGGTAACAACGGCACCGGATCAACTAATGGCGGTATAATTTTTAGCAGTTGCTTTAATAGCACCGTTGGAACAGCGACATTGGCCAATAACGTCGGAAGTGGAATTGTTTCGGGGATATCTGCATTTAGTAATTCAGTAAACGGCGGCAGCAGTTCTGGGCATACTCAAGGCGTATTTGCTTTTTCCGTAAGCGAATTGTATTTGAACAACTTCACCATTAACGAGGTTAGCGAAGTCGCCCAGCCCTCGACGCCTACGGGCTTTGTCTATGCCAACCGCCTTGACGACACCGACAACAATAGCTGGGTGTTCCAAGTCAGCATGGGAACCGTGAACCAGCAGACCGCCGTCGTGGACAGCCCAGCGACGACATCGTGGCGGATGCGCCCGACGACGGTTACTACCACCGCAAACAGCCCGCTTTTACTCAAACTGGGTACGGTGGTCTGCGCCGCCAGCAGTGCCGTGACCGTCACTGCCCGGATGCGGCGCGACAACACCGGCTTGACCATGCGTCTTGTCTGCCCCGGCGGTCAGATCACTGGCGTTTCTACGAACGTGAGCAGCGACATGACCGCAGCAGCAAATACGTGGGAAACGGTGACGATCACGTTCACCCCCACCAAGGCAGGCGCGGTGGACATCTACGCCTATGCGTTCGGCGGTACGACGTTTAACGGCTACGTCAGCAACCTCACAGCGACACAGGTCTGACATGTACGAGATTATCGACAGGGAAGAAGATGTCGCCGGCAAGTGGCGCATCCGCGTGGCCATCAACGGCGCGACCGTGGCGTTTAAGTTTGCGTCAGACCCCACAGACGAGGAAGTGCAGGCCGAGGCTGCGCGTTACGACGCGATGATGCAGGAGCAGTCAGATGCCGCTCCCAACACGGACTGATGTCCTCACCCTAGACTTTACCGGCTACGGGCAACCCGCTGCCTACATCGAAGCCAAGACGCTCAGCCCGTCTTCGGCAACGCTCGACTACACTCTGGCGGGGCAACCTGCTTTTGGCCTGTCCCCCGGCACGCCAACGCAGAACCTCTCACCTGCGCTCTTCACCAACACGAACACGTTCTACACGGCCACGATCAGCCCCGCCAACCTCGCGCCTGCGCTATTCACCAATACGAACACGTTTTATGCAGCCACGATCAGCAGCGCGGTTACGCTGCTGCCTGCGCGCTTCGACAACATCAACACGTTCTACGCGGCGTCAATCAGCACGGGCGCGGTCAACCTCTCGCCTGCGCTCTTCACCAACACCAACACATTCTACACGGCAACGCTCAACAGCACGTATGCACTGCTGCCGGCGCTGTACACCAACACGAACACGTTCTACGCGGCCACGATCACCGTCGGCCCGGCCAACCTCTCGCCGCAGCTCTACGTCAACGCGAACACGTTCTACGCGGCCGCCATTGTTCCGGGCGCGATCAACCTCTCTCCGGCCCTGTTCACCAACACGAATACGGTCTTCCCGCCTTCCGCCCGGTCGGTCAACCCGCTGCAGCCGCCGCTGCTGGTCAACCTCTCGATCTTCTACTCGGCGACGATCAGCGGCGGCAGCCCGGTGCCAATCCCGTTCAACCCATTCGACCGTCGCCAGAACATGATCGTTGAGGAGCTGCCGCGCCAGTCCATGACCGTGCAGGAGCTGCCGCGCCGGTCTATGATCGTGCAGGAACTGCCCCGAAAGAACATGGAGCCCAACGGCGTATAGTTTACACCAGCGCCTCTGTTTGGTATAACCGAGAGGCCAGAGATGCTCGCCCCACGTGGCGAGCTGCTGCCCTGAACCAGCGAGCACCCTCTTATGGCCTATTCCGGCACAGTATCGCAGACGACCTTCGACACGCGCCGCGTGATCGAGAACGCCACGCGTCGCTGCAAGCTGCCCGCGCAGTCCCTCACCGCCGAGCACGTGAGCATCGCGAACGACGTGCTGTACCTGCTGCTCTCGGATCTCGCCAACCAAGGCGTGCCGCTCTGGTGCGTGCAGGAGACGCTGTACCCGCTCTATGAGGGCGTGCCGATCATCGTCACCGAGAAGGGCACCGTTGACATTCTCAACACCAACCTGCGCTCGCTGCAGGAGGTGACTGGCACCAACATCGACACGTCCACGACCCGCATCACGCAGTTCACCAGCACCACGCCCGTCACGACCGTCGGCATCCGCTGGTCGGCACCGGCCGTGCCGATCGAGTTTTCGCGCTCCAATGACGGGGTGACGTGGACTATACTCCAAGCCGAAGTGCCCCAAGCGTCAGCCGGAGAGTGGACTTGGTACGATCTGTCCAGCGTAGTTGCAGCCACATACTTCCGCGTGCGGGCCACCAGCGGCACCCTCGGCTTCAGTCAGGTGTACCTCGGCAACACGCCGACGGAAATCCCGCTGGCCCGCCTGAACCGCGACGACTACACCAACCTGCCCAACAAGCAGTTCCAGAGCAATCGCCCGCTGCAGTATTGGCTCGATCGGCAATCCCTCTCCCCCGTGATGAACCTGTGGCCGGTGCCGAATATCGCCGCCACCGTCATGCAGGTCGTGGTCTGGTCGCACCGGCACATCATGGACGTTGGGACGATGACGCAGGAACTTGAGGTGCCGCAGCGCTGGTACGAGGCAATCGTATCCATGCTCGCCGCCAAACTGGCGATGGAGTACGTCGAGGTCGATGCCAGCATGATCCCGCTGCTCGACCAGAAGGCGCAGCAGGCGCTCTACATCGCGCAGGCCGAGGAGCGCGACAACAGCCCGATGATGATCGCGCCCAACATCGCCGTGTACACGAGGTAAGCGCATGCCGATCTTCCTCGACACTCGTGGCAAGAGCACGCTGGCAATCGGCATCTGCGGACGCTGCAGCCGCAAGTTCTCCATGACCGAGCTCCTGCCGGATCCCAACTATCCGGGCCTGCTGGTGTGCGACGCTGATCGCGACGACTACGACCCGTATCGCCTGCCGGCGCGGCAGCCGGAGAAGATATCGCTACGCTTCGCGCGGCCGGACACACCCCTCGACCCCGGGGGCGCGGTATGAAGATCCTCGAGACCTCTGGCGTGCTCCCCACGTCTCGTGGAGGCGCTGGCGATGGCTCGCGCGCTGTCGCCAGCGCTCTTTCTTTCCCTGATCGAGGAACTTTCTGATGGCCCAGAGCGGCTTCACACCCATTCAGCTCTACCGGGCGGTCACGCCCACTTTGGTGCCCTCGGCGGGCAACCTCGCGGCCGGCGAGCTGGCGATCAACCTCGCCGACGAGAAGCTGTACTTCAAGAACGCCAGCGGCGTCGTCAAGCTGCTGGCGGACTCTGCCGTAACCGGCACCGTCACTTCAGTGGCCGCTTCAGGCGGCACGACTGGCCTGAGCTTCACCGGCTCGCCGATCACCACCACCGGGACGCTGACCCTGAGCGGGACGCTTGTCGCCGTCAACGGCGGCACCGGGCAGTCTTCGTACGCCGTCGGCGACATCCTCTTCGCCTCGACGACTACGGCCCTATCCAAACTGGCTGACGTTGCCACGGGCAATGCACTGATTTCGGGCGGCGTGGGCGTCGCACCGTCCTACGGCAAGATCGGTCTGACGACGCACGTCAGTGGCACTCTGGACGTGGCCAACGGCGGCACGGGGCAGACGACCTACACCAACGGCCAACTGCTGATCGGCAACACCACCGGCAACACGCTGGCCAAGGCCACGCTGACTGCTGGCACGAATATCAGCATCACCAACGGTGCCGGCGCGATCACCATCAACGCCACGGATCAGTTTGTCGGCACGGTCACCTCGGTGAGTGGCACTGGCACGGTCAGTGGTATCACGCTCACTGGCACCGTCACTTCGTCTGGCTCTTTGACGCTTGGCGGAACGCTCTCGGTCACGCCGTCAAACTTCGCCTCGCAGACGGCGAATACGTTTCTCGCGGCCCCCAATGGCGCGGCGGGCACACCCACGTTCCGCGCGATTGTCGCGGCTGACGTACCGACATTGAACCAGAACACGACCGGCACGGCGGCGAACGTCACCGGCACCGTAGCCATCGCCAACGGCGGTACCGGGGCAACGACGACGGGGGCAGCACGCACCGCACTTGGCGCGACCACGCTGGGCGGTAACATCTTCGTCATCCCCAACCCCAGCGCGGTCACGTTCCCGCGCTTCAACGCCGACAACACCGTCTCCGCGCTGGATGCCGCCTCGTTCCTCACGGCTATCGGCGCAGGCTCGGGTAGCGGCACCGTCAACTCGGTGAGCGGCACTGGCACGGTCAACGGCATCACGCTCACTGGCACCGTGACTTCGTCAGGCAGCCTGACGCTGGGCGGTACCCTTAGCAACGTATCCCTAACCTCGCAGGTTACGGGTACGCTGCCTGTAGCTAACGGCGGCACTGGGGCCACTGACGCCGGCACCGCCCGCTCCAACCTGAGCGCGGCGGCATCGGGGGCCGTCGGCTCTAGCGGTCTGACGATGAACACGGCCCGCATGCTGGGCCGCACCACGGCCAGCGCCGGGGCCATCGAAGAGATCAGCATCGGCACGGGCCTCACTCTGTCGGGCGGCACGCTGTCGTCCACGGCGTCTGGCGGCACCGTGACGAGCGTAGATGCCTCGGGTGGCACGACTGGCCTGACGTTCACCGGCGGCCCGGTTACTGGGTCGGGCACGCTGACGCTGAGCGGCACTCTGGCCGTCGCCAACGGCGGCACGGGCGGTACGACGCAGAGCACCGCGCGAGCAGGTCTGGGCGCGACCACTGTCGGCGAAAACCTCTTCACCCTCGGTAACCCAAGTGCGATACGCTTCCTGCGCGTCAACGCCGACAACACGGTCAGCGCACTTGACGCGCCGAACTTCCGAACGGCCATCGGCGCGGGCACGGGATCCGGCACGGTCACCAGCGTTGACGCCTCGGGCGGCACGACTGGCCTGAGCTTCAGCGGCGGCCCGGTCACTGGCTCGGGAACGCTGACCCTCGCCGGCACGCTCGCCGTCACCAATGGTGGCACGGGCGGTACGACGCAGAGCACCGCGCGATCAGGTCTGGGTGCCACGGTGGTGGGGGCCAACTTCTTCACGCTGACCAACCCTAGCTCGGTGACCTTCGTCCGCATCAACTCGGACAACACAATCAGCACCCTCGACGCGCCGACTTTCCGCACGGCCATTGGCGCGGGCACCAGCTCAACCACAGGCACCGTCACCTCTGTCAGCGGCACTGGTTCGACCAACGGCCTGTCCCTCTCCGGCACGGTTACCGGCAGCGGCAACATCACACTGAGCGGTAGCGTCACCTCGGTGGCTACGTCGGCGACCATCGACGGCGTCACCATCGGCTATCGCAGCATCCCCCGCTCGACCACGAGCGGCACCGCAGTGGTGGCCGATGTCGGCAAGTGCATCGCGGTTACTGCGGGTATCACGATCCCGAACAGCACCTTTGCCGCCGGCGACGCCGTCTCTATCTATAATGATAGCGGGTCGGCCATCACGATCACGGCGGGCGTCACGACCCTACGCCTTGCGGGGACAACCACTACAGGCAACCGCACGCTGGCCGCGCGCGGCTTGGCTACCGTCTGGTTCAACAGCGCGACTGAAGCGGTCATCTCCGGCGCGGGGGTCAGCTAATGAGCGGCATCCAGATGGCGCTGCTCGGGAGCGGTGGTAGCGCGCCGACGTTCCCGTTGCCTACCCCAACCAATGTTTCGGTAACCGACACTGCTCCAGTTGAAGCGGGTTACAGCCTTCGAAGCGACGGCGTCGTATCGAAAATCGAAAATGGTTTGGAGACCACTATCGGAAACTGGATTGTCCCAAATACAACGGCTTCTAGTTACGAGGTCAGGGCAACTCTTGTCTCTGGTTCCGTATCCACTGGAACGACGGGGAGCTATCTCAGCCTCGGAACCACTCGCACGTGGGGCGTGGCAGCGAACACCTCTGGGACAAATCAGGGCTGCACATTGACTATCGAAGTGCGTCTCACATCCGGCCCCGGCCCGGTGGTCGCAACCGCAACGGTGACTTTGTACGCGGAGTATTTCTGATGCTTGAACAACTCATCAGCCGGGTCTTCTACGCCCGCAACCTCGCCCACTTCGACCACTGGCGCACCAAGAGCTACGCCCAGCACAAGGCGCTGGGCACGTTCTACGATGAGATCATTGAGGCGCTCGACGCGCTCGTTGAGGCGCATCAGGGCCTGAACGGCCTGATCGGCAATATCCCCGCGCCGGGCGACACCACCGGTGACAGCCTGAAGATCCTCAAGGCCGACGCCGCGTGGATCGAGAAGAACCACGAGGAAATCTGCGGCGGCAACCGCGCGATCGCCAACCTGATCGACACCGTCACGGGCATCTACCTCTCCACCATCTACAAGCTGGAGAACCTGAAGTGAGCGACGACGTGAACCTCCGGCTGACCACGCACGAGGCCGTCTGCGCCGAGCGCTGGCGCGAGACCATCATGCGGATCAAGCGTCTCGAGGCGGTGATGATCGGCTGCGCGGGCGGCATCATTGTTCTGCTGTCCACAATCGCGTTCAAGGTGTCCTGACATGAGCTTCTGGGATCGTTTCGAGAGCACCCGCGACGGCATCGAGGACACAGTTGAGTTCACGATCCGCATGGCTGTTGTCACGCTGGCCTGCGTCGTGCTGGTCGTCGTGGTCGCGCTGGTTATCGGCATGTTCGCGCCTAACAACGTGGTGGACAGCGACAAGGTCTTCGAGATCGTCGGCCCTGCCTTCAACATGGTCATCGGCGCGTTCGTCGGCCTGCTGGGCGGCCTGAGCCTCAACGCCAACGCGCGTGACGTGAAGCCGGAAGAGCCCGCCCCCGTTGAGCCTCTGCCTGAGCCAGAGCCGCCTGCCGCTGTGGCCGACGATGACGACGACATGGCTCCATGGGAGAAGTACCGCAACGACCTGCGCTATGACGCCAACGGCGACGGCGTGGTCGATGAGAGCGACTTTCCTGACTGGCGCAATCCGGGGGCGTAAGTGACTGGCAACCTCTCCACCGTTGAACTGATCGGCCAACTCTGGCCGGTCGTTCTGGCGTTTATCTCGCTGACGATCATCCTTGCCAAGATGGACGTTCGCCTCGGCGTGGCCGAGGAGAAGATCAAGGCGTTGTTCGAGTTGTGGAACAAAGGCAAATGAGCCTCGCAAACCTCCAGCAGAAGATCGGTGTCACCGCCGATGGCGCGTTCGGGCCCGGCACGCTCAAGGCTGCCGCCGCCTACTACAAGCTGTCGCCCAACCGCGCCGCGCACTTCTTCGCCCAGACGGCGCACGAAACCGGCGGCTTCAAGGCGTTCAGCGAGAACCTGAGCTACGGCGCGAAGGGCCTGCGCGGCATCTTCGGGAAGTATTTCCCGACCGACGCCATGGCCAAGGCCTACGAGCGCCAGCCGCAGAAGATCGCCAACCGCGTCTACGGCGGCCGCATGGGCAACGGCGTCGAGGCGTCCGGTGACGGTTGGAAGTATCGCGGTCGCGGCGCGCTCCAGTTGACGGGCAAGGCGAACTATCAGGCGTTCTCCGACTACATCAACCGCCCGGACGTAATGACGAACCCCGATCTGGTCGCGAGCGAACTCTGCTTCGAGAGCGCTTTGTGGTTCTTCGACAAGAACAGGCTCTGGGGCATCTGCGACCAAGGCATCAACGACGCCGCCATCCTCGCGCTGACCAAGCGCATCAACGGCGGCACGCACGGCCTCGATGACCGCATGGCGAAAACAAAGAAGTTCGCCGGGTGGGTGGCATGATCCCCAACCCGATCATGCTTTACGCGGCGGCAGGCGCTCTCCTCGTCGGTGCCGTCGCAGGATACAAAGTCCGCGATTGGCAGTGTGACGCGGCGTACGCAAAGGCTCTGGAAAAGGCGGGAAAGCAACGTGCTAAAGCCGACATCATCCTCGACAAAAAGGCCGCAGAATATGAAGAAACACGCGCCGCTGCCGATGTGCGCTCCGTCGAGCGGACTAACACCATTCGTGAGATTTACCACACGGTGCCTGCCGCTGCTGCCAGTTGCGCTCCTCCTGACGACGCTGTCCGGGTGCTCCTCGAAGTCATCGGTAATCCAAACACTGAAGCCGCCGCCAGCCAATCTGGCGAGCCCGTGTTCCCTGTTAAACAATCCGCCGAAGCCCTTCCTCGACCCAGCCCGGCTGCTGTGGGAAAAAGACCTGATCGAGCGGAGGAATGACTGCGCGGAGAAACACCGGCTAACCATCGAGGCGTGGCGCGAAGCTAGTCAATTGCCGCAAAAGTGATATAAGGACATCCCATGGCCACGACGATGACCTTCACGACGCTCCAGCAGGACGTGCGGCGCTATCTTGAGCGCGGCACGACCTACGCGTCCGACCCCGTCGTCTTCGAGCAAATCCCGCGCCTGATCAATCTGGCTGAGCGGCGCATCGCGCGCGAACTCAAGGTGCAGGGCTTCATCAACGTCGTCAGCGGCACGCTGCAGAGCGGCGTGGCCGTCTACCCCAAGCCCGACCGCTGGCGCGACACGGTCAGCCTCAACATCGGCACGGGCGCAAACAACAACACGCGCAATGTGCTCTTCTCGCGCGCCTACGAGTATCTGCTGAGCTACTGGCCCGATCGCACCGCGACTGCCCAGCCGCTCTTCTACGGCGATTACGACTACACGCACTGGCTGATCGCGCCGACGCCCAATGCGGATTACCCCTTCGAGGTGTTGTACTACGAGCTGCCGCCGCTGCTGGACGACGTGGTGCAGACCAACTGGCTCACCGACTACGCGCCGCAGCTCCTGCTCTACGGGACGCTGCTCGAGGCCACGCCGTTCCTGAAGAACGACGAGCGCATTCCGGTGTGGCAGAACATGTATGATCGGGCGGCGTCTATGCTCAATGGCGAGGATCTAGCCAAGATCCTCGACCGTTCGGCCGTGCGTAAGGAGGCTTGAGGTGACGAACACCTACACACAGATTTTCGGTGGCACGACGATTTACCCATCGGATGTGTCGTATCTGGCGCTTGCGCTGACGGCCGACATCACGTTGGAGTGGCCACTTGAGAGCAACGTCACGAACGCGCCGGCCGCGCGCATCATCGACGTGACGCCCACCGGCGCATACTCCATCTTCCTGCCGCCCGCCGATCAAACGGGCACCGGCCAGACCATCCTGTTCAACAACCTCGGGCCGTCCACCATCACGGTCAAGAACAGCGTGGGCGGCACGCTCCTGTCCATCGGGCAGGGCGAGCAGTGGCAAATCTACCTGACCGCCAACACCACCGCCGCCGGCACGTGGCGCACGTTCCGCTACGGCGCGTCCACGGCGCAGGCGCAGGCCTCGACGCTGGCCGGCTTCGGTCTGACGGCTACTGGCTCGACGCTGTCGCAGTCCACGCCCGTCACGCTCTTCAACAGCAACTACACCGCCGGTGCGCCCGATCGCGCCAAGATGTTTGTCTGGACGGGCGCACTCGGCATCCTGACGCTGCCCACCGCGTCTTCGGTTGGCAGTGATTGGTTCATCGCCGTCCGCAACGGCGGAAGCGGCAATCTCACCATCGATCCGCAGGGCCTTGAGACGATCAACGGCGCGGCGTCCCTGACGCTCACGCCCGGCGACAGCGCCACGGCGGTGACGGATGGCACCAGTTGGTACACGCTGGGCCTCGGCCAGAGCGCTCTGTTCGCCTTCGACTACACGTCTATCAACCTCGCCGGTCTGAGCGGCAACTACACGCTGTCGGGTGCGGAACTGAACCGCGTCGCCTACGAGTTCACGGGCGCGCTGGCGGGCAACGTCGAGATCGTTGTGCCGCAGACGACCCAGCAGTATTGGGTGTCGAACAACACGACGGGTGGCTCCTTCACGCTGCGCGTCAGGACGAGCCCTCAGACGCCGGGTGTCTTTGTCGCTCGCGGCAGCCGAGCCATTCTCTACTCTGACGGGAGCGTCGTGGTGAACGCCGAGACGGCAAGTCTCGCGGTGCCGATCGCCGTCAGCGACGGCGGCACAGGCGCGATAACGGCGGGCCAAGCGCTGATTAATCTGGGCGGCACGTCGGTGGGCATTGGCGTGTTCACGGCGCTCACGACCAACGATGCGTGGACGACGCTGGGCGTGGCTCCGGCGGGCACCGTCAACGGCGGCACCTTCTAAGTGGCGGAGAAAATCGTCCAGATACGGTCGCAGCCGGGCATCAAGCGCGACGGCACCAAGTTCGAAGGCGATAACTACGTCGACGGGCAGTGGGTGCGCTTTCAGCGCGGCCTGCCGCGCAAGATCGGCGGATACCGCGCCATCAGCAAGTATCTGCGCGAGGTCAGCCGCGCGATGCACGAGTTCACGCAGAACAGCCTGACCTACGTGCATAGCGGCTCGGCCAACTTGCTTGAACGCTTCTACATCGACAACGGCTTCAACACGTCGATCATCACCAACCGGACGCCTGTAACGCTGGCGGTTGACCCGAACAATATGTGGCAGTTCGACGCCATCGCCGCGCCGGGCCTTGGCGGCATGCAGCTCGTGGCGCAGGTCGCGCCGAACCTCGAGTGCATCTGCAACGCGGACGGCGGCCAGCTCTTCTTCGGCGACTTGTTTGGCACCGCGCCGCTGCAGCCGGTGACCAACCTGCCGACCGGCTACAGCCTGTCCGGCGGTGTGGCCGTGCTGCACCCCTACACGTTCATCTTCGGCAACAACGGCTACGTGGCGTTTTCGGTGGCGGGCGACCCCACGGACTACACCAGCCTCGGCTCTGGCGCGGCCAACGTCGCCTCGCAGAAGATCGTGCGCGGCATCGCCCTGCGCGGCGGGCCGGGCAACTCCCCGTCCGGCCTGTTCTGGTCGGCGGACTCGCTGGTGCGCGCCTCCTTCATCGGGGGCGACGCCATCTTTCAGTTCGACACGATCAGCACGCAAAGCTCGATCCTCGGCGCGAACACGGTCATCGAGTATGACGGCATCTTCTACTGGTGCGGCACCGACCGCTTCCTGATGTTCAACGGCGTCGTGCGCGAGGTGCCGAACGACCTCAACCTGAACTATTTCTTCGACGGCCTCAATCAGTCGCAGCGCCAGAAGGTGTTCGCGATGAAGGTGCCGCGCTATGGCGAAATCTGGTGGTGCTACCCGCGCGGCGAGGCAGTCGAGCCGTCGCACGCCGTCATCTACAACGTGCGCGAGAACACGTGGTACGACTGCGAGCTGCCCAACGGCGGGCGCAGCGCGGCCGTGTCGCCCACGGTCTTCCCCAAGCCGATCATGACCGGCGTCGTGCCGACTGCGGCGGGGGAAGAAATCCGCATCACCGAGGCCACCGACACGCGTATTACGGAAGGCAGCGACACGCGTATTACGCAGGAAAGTGGCGCGGATCAGTACCGCCTGTGGGTGCAGGAGGTGGGCGTGGACGCCATCGACGGCATCAACATCCAGCCCGTGCTGAGCTACTTCGAGACGGGCGATCTGTCGCTGCCGGTGATGGGGCAAGAGAACAAGGCGCTGCAGGTGCTGATGGTTGAGCCCGACTTCGTGCAGAGCGGCGACATGACCATGCAGGTGACCGGCCGCGCCAACGCGCGAGCGCCCGAGGTATCAACGGAGCCGCACACCATCTACGAGACGCCGCCGACGCCGCAGGATCAGGTTGTCTACTTCAAGACGCAGCGCCGCGAGCTCCGCTTCCGCTTCGAGAGCAACGCCATTGGCGGCGACTATCAGATGGGCTTGATACTGGGGCACCTGCAGCCCGGCGACGGCACGGTGATCGGATGATCGACCCGCGCGGCATGACGTTGATTGATTGGGCCGATAGCGTTATACTGTCGGTTGGTGATGCGTGGTCGTTTGGTCGGCTTGACGACGAGAACGACTGGCAAGATTGGGCGGTAGCCTTCTTGAAGGCGTCGCCCTTTTCAACACGCGCCGTGCCCGATCCGTATCAATTCGATGACTGGCGCGAGTGGGCAATGCGGGTCTACCCGATGCTTGAGGGACAGGGCTAATGCGGTACGGCGAAGACAACTACGAGAACAACTTCCTCGACGACTTCTCCGGCTACGGCGGCTACGGCGGCTACGGCGGCTACGGCGGCCTGCCACCGGTCACGACGTACACGCCACCGGTCGCGACGTACACGCCGCCTGCCGCAACGTACACGGCTCCGATGGGCGGTCTTACGGCTGCGCCCTACAGCCCCCCGGAGTTAACGCCTGAGTTCCTCGCCGAATTGCAAGCATCCGCCGCCCTGATGAAGCAGAAGATAGAGGCGGCGTCTGACCCCAACCGCAACGCCGCCTTCGACAAGTATGTTGCCGATCAGGCCGCGAAGGGCGTTGAGGTCGCCTCGACCTATACTGGCGGCGGTGGCCCGCTTGGCAGTGGCGGCGTACTCGGCGTAACTGATTTCGCTCCGGCTTTTGATCCCGCGAACCCGGCAGGCACCACGGGGCAGGTCGTTCGCTTTGATCCGGGGCGAATGAACGCGCCGGTCGTTTTCCAGCCCGGCCAACAGTATGTGCTGACCGATGCCTCCGGCGAGAATGTCGTGGGCCGCGCCTCTTCGGTTGAGGAACTACAGAAGCTCGCCGCCGCGCAGGGGAACATGCCCTACGGTTTCCAGTTGTATCAGGCCGATCAGCAAGGGAACTACAAACCCGGCACGCAACTTTTCGGTGAGACAGATCCGCGTACTAAAGGACTTATGGGGGCTATTGTAAATTACGGATTACCAATTGTAGCAGGTATTGCTACTGCAGGAGCCAGTTTTCTACCTGCATTAGCGGCCTCTGCCGCCGCGTCAGGTGCCTCCAAATTAATGACAGGATACACACCAGAAGACGCAGCAAAAGCCGCAGCGATTGCGGCTGCTACAAGAGGCGTGCTAAAAGGCACTGGCCTTGAAGACAGCATTGGTGGTCTATTATCAGCAAAAGGCTCTGTTGTAGGCAACGCCGTGAACCCCGGTTTCTACGTTCCCGGAACCGTTATTCCAAAATTTGTGGCCCCCACGCTTTCCGGTCTGGGCAGCACGGTTGGTACTCTTGCGGCCGCACCTGTGGCGGGCGAAATTCTTGTTCAAGGCGCGCGCAACGCCGTCAGTCCTGCGCTGGCTTCCGCAATCACCGGCGGTTTGACCAGTCTCGCCCCCGCTGTATTCGACCCTAGCAGCATCCCGCAGTTTCAATCTCCCGACGTGAGCAACGCGGAAACCTCGCAGCAAGAAGCAGAAGCGTTGGCTGAGGCGGATCGCATTAAACGCTTTGAAGCTGAAGCAGCCGCTGCTGCTGCTGCCGCTGCTGCTGCCGCTGCCAACACTGGTGCGCTTCCTGCTACGACAGCAACTACCGCTGAGCCAGAAGCGTTGGCTGAGGCGGATCG